TCCATACGGAAAATCTTCAAAAAAACAAGGTGCTAACGATAGACTAGATGAATCTCTAGGATCAAGAAGAGGAAAAGAATCTACTAAATCACAAAGTTATAAATCTAGAAGAGACGAATCTAGAGGAGCTAGTAAGTAATGAACTCATCTAGAATGAATAGACTTGAAGAACTTGGAAGAGTTGATTCTGAAAAAGCTTACACTAAAAAAGGTAAAAGAAATCTTAAAGACGAAAAAAAAAGAGTTGTAAAAGAAATCAAAGGCTATGCTAATGGTGGAATGGTTACAGTTTCTGGTAGAGGCCAAGGTAAAGTTATGCCTGGTAGAAATAAGAAAACTTATATCTGCTAATGGGTGTAGTTGGAATAGCTTTAAGAGGATTTGGATTGTTAAAAAAAGGCAAGAAAGCCTATGACACTATTAAATCTGTTAAAGTTGGAAAAAATTTAAAAAAGAAAAGAGATGTTCAAGATAGTGTAGTTAAAACAAAAGATAAAGTTATGGAATCTTTAGATACAAAAGGTAAACTAAACGTTAGAACTAAAGTTAAACTTTCTGATACTAATAAAGCAGTATCTAAAATTGTAGATAAAAAATAATGAAAAAACTTTGGAATAAAATAATAGACAAACTATTTGGCAAAAGATGCAAATGCAATGATGAAAATGTAATATCAGTAGCAAATGTACAAAACGATGTTAAAGTATGTAAGGTCTGTAAAACAATTCATATTTAAATCATGAAAATGCCTAATACAAAATATGACGGAAGTTATATTAAAGGTAATTTAGGCGGGACTAAAGTTTCAAACCCAAGTTTAAAAAAATATTACGGTAAAATGATTGACGCTCCAGGTTTTAAAGAGGGTGGTACAATTAGAAAAACTACTAAAGGTCCTGGCGCTAATTATAGATCTACTAAGTCTGGTGCTGGAATGACTAATAAAGGTGTTAAAGCATATAGAGCCGCTAATCCTGGATCAAAATTAAAAACAGCAGTAACTGGAGAAGTTAAGGCTGGATCAAAATCTGCAAAAAGACGTAAGTCATATTGTGCAAGATCAGCCGGACAATTAAGAAACTCATCAACTAAAACACAAAACGATCCTAATTCTAGAATTAGACAAGCTAGAAGACGTTGGAAGTGTTAAATGAGAGATTCTAAAGTCCTTGAAACTTTTCTAAAAAACAACTATAAGAAAATCAAAGAAATGAGTCTGTTTAGACTTTTGAAAAAAGAAGTAAATTCAGGAGCTCATGGAACACAAGACTATATAATTAAAAAAGGTCCTAACAAAGATAAGGTGGCAAAAAAATGAGAGAAGCAATATTAACAGCACTAGAAGACAGATACAACGCACAGATATCAGAAGCCGATGCAACACTTAAAATTTACTTAGAAAATTCTGTAGGTATTGGAGAACATCCACAACACATAGATGAAGTAGATAAGTTAATAGAAAAGATTGCAACTGCTGAAGAAAAGTTAACAGTACTGCAACAATTTAAACTGTAAGGAGAGAAAATGGACGACATGACAATAATAACTAAACTACAAAAAAGTTTAGCTGAAAGACTACAAAATATAGGTGATTCAATTCTAGCGGGTGGGGTTGACAATATGGAAAAATACCGTTATGCAGTAGGACAAGCACACGCTATACAATTAACATTACAGGAAATCTCTAACCTGCTAAAACCTAAGGAGCAAAAAGATGAGCAAGGAAACGTTATCGACATCGGAAACGGTAAAGACAGAAACACCCAAAATTAAACTAGCACTTCAAGAAAAATACGAAGAAGAAAATAAAGAAGAAGTTAGAAATATGGGAGAGGCCAAAGAGCCTTTACATCCAGACAATTTAAAAACAGAAACTGTAGATCAGTTGCCAACACCTGTTGGTTATAGAATTTTAGTTTTACCTTTTACACCAAAAGAAAAAACAAAAGGTGGAATTTTATTTTCCCAAGAATCTTTAGATAAAGCAAGGATCGCAACAACATGTGGTTATGTTTTAAAGATGGGAGATTTAGCATACAAGGATAAAGATAAATTTGGTGAGCCTTGGTGCAAAAAAGGAGATTGGGTAATTTTCGCTCGTTATGCGGGATCAAGATTACCAATTGAAGGCGGAGAAGTGCGATTACTTAACGATGATGAAGTTTTAGGAACTGTAGAAAATCCTGAATCTATTCTTCATTTAATTTAACATAGGAAGGAAACTATGCCAGAAGAACAAAAAAAAGCATCTGAAGAATTAGTTAACGTTGGTGAAACAGTCGGCGCTGATATTGATTTTGATGATAAAGGAGAACCGGTAAAACAAGAGGAAGCTGTAGAAGAAACAATTGAAGTAGAACAAGTACCTGAAGATAAAACTTTTGAAAACGAAAGAGAAGTAAAAGTTAAATCTGAAGATAAAGATGAGTTACAAGATTATAGTGATGGCGTTCAAAAACGTATTGCTAAGTTAACTCGTAAAATGAGAGAAGCTGAAAGACAAAGAGAAGAAGCTGTTCATTTTGCTCAAATGACTAAGGCAGAAAAAGATAAATTAGAAACTAAACTTTCTACTTTAGATAAGTCTTATGTTAAAGAATTTGAATCAAGAGTTACTACTAATATGGATGCTGCAAGACAAGCATTAAAAGTATCTATTGAAGCAGGAGATGTTGATGGTCAAGTTGCAGCACAAGAAAATATTGCTAGACTTGCACAAGACGCATCAAGATTAGGAGCTTTAAAAACACTTAACGAAGAAGCACCTAAAAGAGAAAAACCTGTGTATCAAGCACCAACTCCAAGAAGAGCACAATCTGACCCTAAAGCGGAAAATTGGGCTTCTAAAAATACTTGGTTTGGACAAGATTCAGCAATGACTCATACAGCCTTTGATTTACATAAAAAACTTGTAGAAGAAGAAGGATATGACCCTCAATCTGATGAATATTATCAAGAAGTGGACTCAAGAATAAGACTTGAATTCCCCCACAAATTTGATAATATAGACAGTTCAACTACAGAAAGAGCTAAACCAGTTCAAAATGTAGCTTCAGCTAGACGTTCGAGCTCAACAGGACGCAAAAATAAAACTGTGAAACTCTCGCCATCACAGGTAGCAATTGCTAAAAGATTAGGCGTGCCATTAGAAGATTATGCAAAACAATTAAAAATCACGGAAGGAGCATAAAATGAAAAACGAAGATATAAAAACCTCACGTGCGAGTCAAACAAGGGCTAAAACAACAGCTACAAAAACTTGGACTCCACCCTCATCACTCGATGCACCCGAACCACCTGCAGGGTATAGACACAGATGGATAAGAGCTGAAACTATGGGATTCAACGATACGAAAAACATAGCAGCATCTTTAAGAGAAGGATATGAATTAGTGAGAGCTGAAGATTATCCAGATCAAGATTTTCCAACTGAAACCACAGGTAAGTATGCGGGAATTATCGGAGTAGGAGGCTTATTGCTGGCTAAGATACCAGAAGAGATCGCAAAGCAAATTGAAGCTTATTATGATCAGCAGACTAAAGACAAAGATGATGCTATCAACAACGATCTTTTGAAGGACCAGCACCCAAGTATGCCAATCAATAGTGAAAGGCAAACTCGTGTAACTTTTGGTGGTACAAAGAAATAATTATTTAGTAATTTCTAGGTCCAACAAAAATAAAATATAACCCGTACTGGAGGTCCGCAAGGACAGGTACATAAGTAAAGGAAAAAACAAATATGGCAAATGCAAATACTGCTGGATTTGGATTAAGACAGAACATGACAGTTGGAAGTACTCCAGCTACAGGTGGTCAGTCGGAATTCTCAGTTCAGTCACTAAGTACATTACCAAACGCTATGTATAAAGGCGATCCCGTTGGATATCAAACAACTGCTGGAGCTCATGGAGCTACAGTTGGTTTTATTCAGGACATAACATTCAATGCAGCAAATGATGACACCGCTACAGGTGCAGCATGGACTTCTGCGTTAGCACCAGCAGTTGGTGTAATGAATGGTGCTTTCTGGGTAGATAACAATACTTCAACACCAACATGGAGCAATTCAGTTCCAGCTGGTACAGTTGCAGGTGTTGATTACAACACAGGAACAGCTTACATAACAGCGTTCGTAAACACTAACCCCAATCAAGAATATTCAGTAAGAACTTCTGCAACACTAACTCCCGGTTTTACGGAGCAAGGTGCAGCTGAAGCTTACAACTTGATTGATCAACCCGCTTCAGGTCAAATTAACGGTCTATCAGCAGCTACTTTAAGCGCTGGTGCAGTTGTTAATAATGGTCTACTTTTCGTAAACAAATCAGCAGGAACTCCAGGTCAAACTGAAGATGCAGCTGGTTACGATGTAGTATGTTCATTTAATCCTGGCGCGTTTTTATATAACTAATATCGAATAGGAGATAAATAAACATGGCAATATCAAGAGCACAACTAGTTAAAGAACTAGAACCAGGTTTGAATGCACTATTCGGACTTGAATATAAATCGTATGCTAACGAGCATGCTGAAATTTTTGATACAGAATCATCTGACAGAGCTTTTGAAGAAGAAGTAATGTTATCTGGTTTTGCAAATGCAGCAGTTAAACCTGAAGGCCAAGGCGTTCAGTTTGATGATGCACAAGAAACTTTCACAGCACGTTACACTAACGAAACAATCGCATTAGCGTTTGCAATCACAGAAGAAGCTATCGAAGATAACTTGTATGACAGACTTGCGTCTAGATATACAAAAGCGTTAGCAAGATCTATGGCAAACACTAAGCAAGTTAAAGCAGCAGCTGTATTGAACAACGGTTTCAATGCAAACTTTGCTGGTGGTGATGGAGTCGCATTATTTAGCGATGTTCACCCAACTATTGCTGGAACTTTCAGTAATGAGTTAGCAGTTGCTTCTGACTTAAACGAAACTTCATTAGAACAAGCTTTGATTGACATCGCAGCTATGACTGATGAAAGAGGCCTAAAAATTGCGTCTAGAGGAATGAAATTAATTATTCCTTCAGCACTTCAATTTACTGCTGACAGACTTATGAAGTCTGAAGGTAGAACAGGTACTGCAGATAATGACATTAATGCAGTTAAGAATATGGGAATGATTCCTCAAGGTTACACAGTTAACCACTTCTTAACTTCAGCTAAAAAATGGTTCATTAAAACTGATGTACCTAATGGTCTTAAACATTTCGTTAGATCACCTATCAAAACTTCTATGGAAGGCGACTTTGATACTGGTAACGTTAGATACAAAGCTAGAGAAAGATATGTATTTGGATTCTCTGATCCAAGAGGCATATTCGGATCAGACGCAGTATAATAAATAATTTAAAGGGCCGCCTAAAAACGGCCCTTTTTTTAACTATAACAAGGTGTGTAAATGAAAAAAACTCTAATCACTATTTGGGCCTACAGTCATCATGCTAAATTTGACATAGAACATGCTGAAGATACAGCTGAATCTGTTGAACAAGCAGTGCTTGACAAACTAGGAGAAAACACTATAGTGTGGGAGTATCTCGGAAACAACTATAATGACGAGATAAATCGAATAACTTATGAGGAGGTTATAGATGATACAAGACCTATACAAACAAAAAAGGTCCTTGGAGTTGAAGTGGCAACAGGAGCATCTGGATAATAACAGATATACTCTTGACATGGTGAAAATTGATGACAAGATTAAAAGAGTCATTACTGACATCAAGCTGGAAGAAGCAGCTATTGCTCATAGACAGAATCAAGTTGATGATGTCACTCCACAAGTTTCTGTAGCAACTTAGACAAAAGCTACATTGCTGAAATTGCATAAATACCTTAGGATCTCTTGCACTCTACTCAAAAATCATATATAAATAAAGCACTATACATTTAATAAATGATGAATGCTGACGCGTATAGTCGACAACCCTAGGGACAGTATTCAGATATCTAGGAGGATATTAATATGGCAACAACTACATTTTCGGGACCGATAAAAGCGGGAACGATCTCAAACACAACAGGAACAACACTTGGCGATGATGTAAGAAACACAGGTCAAGTTGTAATGTCTCAATCAATAATGATTGACGCAGCAATAGGAGCAGGAACACTTAGTTACAACGTAGGTGTAATACCAAAAAACTCACAATTACTTACAACTACAATTAGAGTTGGAGTAGTTAGTAATCAAGGTACTTCAGCAACTGTTTCAGTTGGAAAAACAGGAACAGCTCAATACTTTATAGCTAATACTGACATTACAACTTTAGGAGAAACTTCTTCTATAGCCGATGCCGCTTTAGATGAAGCTGATAGATTTAGTGCTGATACACAAATTACAGCAACTCTTATAGGTGTAGGAACTACTGCAACTACAGGCCAAGTAACTGTTACGTTTACGTATATTCAAGCAAATAATTTGCAAGACACGATAACAATATAAATAATTAAGTGTGGGCTTCGGCCCACACACAATTTAACAGGAGAAAACATTATGGGCGGTGGATCATTTTCAAGCGATCAAACAACATTAAACTTAGCTGTAATTGGAGCAAATACTTTAGCAAGAGCGGGTAGAGCTAGAATTACTTCGATTCAAGGATTAGGAATAGCAAGTTCTACATTACTTTTATATAATGCGGCAACTGCAGGAGCAGCGGCGGCAGGTAATTTAGTAGCAACATATAAATTTGGAGAAGAAGGTTTAGAAGTTTATGTACCAGGTTCTGGAATTCTTTTTGATGAAGGAATTGTATATAATTTAGCTGGAGCAGGTGGAAGTGTTACTTTAACTATTACCGGCGGATAAGGTTTATACATGGCGACTATTACTTATACAGTTACGGTTGCAACTGGAACGAATCAATATAGTGCTAATGCAAATAAGTATTATATTAACGGAGAAGTTAGTCCGGTTCTAGAATTGCAAGAAGGCAATACTTACATCTTTAATCAAGATGATAATAGTAATACAGGTCATCCTTTAAGATTTTCAGCAACAGCTAACGGAACTCATGGAACAGCACCAGGTGGTGCTGCAGGAATAGAATATACTACAGGTGTAACTACTAGTGGTGTTCCAGGAACTGCAACAGCTTATACTCAAATTGTTGTCGCTCCGGTGCAAGCTGTAGGCGCTCCAGTTTTATTTTATTATTGTTCTGTACATAGTGGTATGGGTAATACTGCTCTTACAACTCCTCCAACTTCTAATCAAACTTTCTTTAATCCAGCTATAGATGACATTATAGAAGAAGCTTATGAAAGAACTAATATTAGAGGAACTAGAACAGGTTATCAATTAAGGTCTGCAAGAAGATCATTAAATATTATGTTTCAAGAATGGGCCAATAGAGGTATCCATTTATGGAAAATAAAATTAGCTAAAATACCTTTAATACAAGGACAAGCAGAATATAGTGTAGCTACTGATTCTGTTAATTTTCCTAATGATGTAGATGAAGTATTAGAAGCATACTATAGAAATAATTCTACTCCAACTGCACCTTCTGATGTTGCACTTACAAAAATAGATAGATCACAATATTCACAGACACCTAATAAATTAACACAAGGTACACCTTCACAATATTATGCACAAAGAAAATTAAATCCAAGTATATTTTTATATGCAACACCAAGTTCAAGTATATCTAGCACAACTACACCAAGTAATTTTCAATTTTGTTTTTACTATATGGCAAAAATTCAAGATGCGGGTGCTTACACAAACACAGCTGATGTGATAAATAGATTTTATCCATGTATGATGTCAGGACTAGCTTATTATTTAAGTATGAAATTTGATCCTGAAAGAACACAAGCATTGGAAAGAAATTATGAAAGTGAAATGTTAAGAGCATTGGATGCCGACAACCAAGGTACATCTAGTTTCATATCACCACAAACATTTTATGGGGATGGTGTATAATGGGTGGCTACGCACGAGGTAAATACGCTTTAGCAATTTCTGATAGATCAGGAATGAGATTTCCATATTCTGAAATGGTTAGAGAATGGAATGGTTCATTAGTTCATTATTCAGAGTTCGAAGCAAAGCAACCACAACTTAGTCCAAAACCAATTGGATCTGATCCACAAGCTTTATGGAATCCAAGACCTCAGAGATCATCAACTGCTACTTTAATTTTATTAGAAAACAATCCTTTTGAAGTTATTATTAATAGTGTTGATGGTAATACTTATGTAAATGTTTATTCATTAGATCATCAAAGAAAAGCAGGATCAATTGTAAGATTAAGAGGAGCACCAGAAGTAATAAATGCAGGAACAGGTGGAGCCGATGCTTATAATTTACAATCCTTCAGACCAATCCCTACTATAAGTGGAGTAAGTGATATTAATTCAGCAAATGGTTTTACAATTGCATTAGGACAAATAGATTCTTCAGGAAATGTAACTGGTAATACTACTAACGATGTGTTAACTAATCCTATAAGTTATTTTTATTTTAAAAGTACAGACACTGCTACTTTGAATGGTGTAAAAGGAGGAGGTTCAGCTTGTTCTGCAGGACCTGTAACATTAAAGGCATTATAATATGGCATACACATTAGCAAATTTAGAAAATGATATTAGAAATTACACAGAAGTAGATAGTACTGTATTTAGTTCTGCTATTCTAAACCCTATTATTAAAAATGCAGAAAACAAAATTTATAGAGAAGTAGACTCTGATGAAGAAAGATACTATGCAACTTCAAATACTATTCTTGAAAATAGATATGTAACCATACCTTTAGATTTAAGATTTATTAGATATGTGCAACTGACTAATACTGAAGGAGATCAATTTTTTTTAGAACAAAGAGACACTAGTTTTATGGCTGAATACTATGCTACTCCTAGTTCTCAAGCTGTGGGTATACCTAAATATTATGGTAACTGGGACACTACTTTTTGGGTAGTAGCTCCAACGCCTGATAAACAATACAAAATTACACTAGCTTATAATAAAGAACCTATAAGCATAACAAATACTACTCAACCATCTACAGCTCCGGCGGCTACAAATGGAACTTATTTATCAAATAAATATCAAGATTTGCTTTTATACGGGTGTCTGGTAAATGCATTTGGGTACTTGAAAGGTCCACAAGATATGATACAATACTACAATCAAGCTTATGAAAAAGCTCTGATGTCGTATGCGATTGAACAACAAGGTCGAAGACGCCGAGACGAATATCAAGATGGAGTTATTCGTACTCAACTTAAATCCGAATCACCATCAAGTTATTAATAATTAAGGAGAAAAAATAAAATGGCAAATATAGTACCTTATACATTCGCACAAGAACTGTTGAAAGGAAATCATAATTTTACTCAAGCTGCTGGAACAGGTGGTGGAGCAGGTGGATATAGAATTTCATTATACACAAACAACGGCGGTAATGTTGGAGCTTATACTACAGCAAGTACAATTGCATTAACAGGACCCTCTGGTGGTGGAGCCCCTAACTATGAAGTTGCTACAACAGGTGGAACTGCATACGCAGCAGAACAATTAGTTACAGGAGCAGTTGCAAATCAAACAAATGTTGCAACAGTAGATTTTTCAACAGATCCAGTTTGGGGTGCAGGAGGAGCAGGCCCAGCAACTTTTACAGCAAGAGGAGCAGCAATTTATAAAAATACAGGAACTCCAGCTGATGATTTATTAGTTGTAGTTTTAGATTTTGGTGCAGACTTTTCGTGTTCGAATGGAACTTTTACAGTTACATTTCCAGCACCAGCTTCAGGAACACCTGCAGGATCAGATGCATTATTAAGTATAACATCGTAATAGGAGTAAAAAGTAAATGGCGTTAGTAATAAATGATAGAGTAAAAGAATCTAGTTCGACAACAGGCACAGGTGCGTTTGCACTAGCCGGTATAGTTCAAGGTTTTGAAACTTTTTCAGCAGGTATTGGTAACAATAATGAAACTTATTACGCTGCTTATGAAGCAGGAACAAATAATTGGGAAGTAGGACGTGGAACTTTAGATGGTACAAGTGCTAACCTTGCACGAACAGAAGTTCTTACTAGTTCTAATTCAGATAGTTTAGTACCTTTTACAACAGGCGGTTTAGAAATATTCTGTACACTACCTGCAAGTAAAGCAGTTTATTTAGATTCAACAGGCACACCTGTTGGTGCAGCAAGTAATGGTTTTGCTGTAGCAATGGCGATCGCATTATAATATAAGGAATAAAAAATATGGCACAAAATTTTGCATCAGTAACAGCTCAACTAGGAACAGGAACTACAACTTTATATACTAATGCAAGTTCAAGTCCTACTTCAGCAGATGCTATTATAGGTATTAGAATGGCTAATATTTTAACAACTGCAATTACTGTTTCAGTTTTTCTTTCTCCAACAGGATCAGGAACTGTTTACATTGCAAAAGATTTAAGTATACCACCTAACAGTTCAGTAGAATTAGTTCAAGGTGGAGCAAAATTTGTATTAAATGATACGGATGTATTAAAGGCAACTTCAAGCGCTGCTACTTCAACAGATGTAGTAGTAAGTTTAGTTAAAGCAATTAGTACAACAAGTTAGGATTTATAAATGAGCGATTATTACAACGAGATATACATCGGTAATAAGCCTGGGTCAGAACAAATCTATACTCATGCTGAAACCATTAATAACAAAGACATCGTAATTGAGTCAGCGGTTCTCGCTGGACCAGTCACTTTCCCCAATACAATCACAGTAACCGGAACGTTGGTAATTGTCTAATGAGCAAAATAGAAGTAGATGCAATAACAGAACAATCAGGATCAACACTTACAGCAGGTGGTGGAGCAGGTAAAACTGTTGTTGTAGATGCAACTACTGTAACTTTAGGTAGATGTGGTGGAACTGTAGCTTTAGCTTCAGGTGCTTCTCAAACAGGATTCGGTAGAACAGGAACTGTAGATTGGCAAACAACTCCAAAGACTGCTACTTTTACAGCAGTTAATGGCGAAGGTTATTTTTGTAATACAACAAGTGGTACTTTTGAAGTAGATTTACCAGCAGGTGTTGCAGGAGCAATAGTTTCAATACAAGATTATAATAATACATTTGATTCAAATAATTTAACAGTAGATCCAAATGGTTCAGAAAAAATTAATGGAGGAGAGGCAGGTGGTTTTATTACGTTATCAACTGAAGGTTTAGGAATAACTTTTGTTTATATAGATGCTACAGTTGGTTGGAGATCAGTTCAAAGTAATGAATATTCAACATCAGGTATTAATCCAGCATTTATTTGTGCTTCAGTTTCAGGAGCTTGTAATACTTTAGCAACAGTAGACACTAATTTTAAAGTGGCAACATTTACAGGTCCAGGAACTTTTACAGTTAATTCTGTAGGTAATCCAGCCGGTTCAACAACAGTAGATTATTTAGTTATAGCTGGTGGTGGAGGTGGTGCTAATAAAACATCTCCTGCTAATACTGGAGAAGCAGGTGCTGGTGGTGGTGCTGGTGGTTATAGAGAATCTTCAGGTATAGCATCTGGTTCATATACAGTAAGTACATTAGGTGCCTGTGTTTCAGCATTACCTGTAAGTGTTCAAGGTTATCCGATAATAATAGGTGGAGGTGGAACAACTTCTATTATTTGTGGTAGTAATTCTTCTACTAGAAGTGGATCAAACTCATCAGCTTTAGGAATTACATCTACAGGTGGTGGTGGTGGTGGGGCAAGATCATTTACAACTCCAATAGATTTAGCTCAAGGAGCTAGTGGAGGTTCAGGCGGTGGTGGAACTTATATTGGTCCAACTGGTACAGGTGCACCAGGTGGTACAGGAAATACACCTCCTGTAAGTCCACCTCAAGGAAATGCTGGAGGAAATGGACCAGGACCTGCAGGTGCTTGTGCTGGTGCTGCTGGTGGTGGAGCTACTGCAGTTGGAACAGGTATTCCAACTCCAGGAACAGGTGGTATAGGTGGAGCAGGGGCAACAAGTTCAATAAATGGAACACCAACAGGTAGAGCTGGTGGTGGTGGAGGAGGAGCAAATACAGTAGCTGGTGCAGCTTCAGACGGTGGTGGTGCTGGTGCAAATAGACCAAGTAGCGTTGCTGATAATGGTGTTGATAATAAAGGCGGCGGTGGTGGTGGAGGAAGTGGTGGAGGTTGTGCTCCTGGTCCAGGTGGAGTTGGTCAAGGTGGTTCTGGTATAGTAATAATAAGGTACAAATTTCAATAATTATGACAAGTAAAATAAAAGTAGATAATATAAATAAAGTTTCAGATGATTCAAACATCATCAATAAGTGCGGAACGAACATCACTATGGGTCAAAATGGTGATACTGTTATTCTTCCTAATGGAGTAACAGAACAAGTTCAATCCGGCGGCGCGATTCAAGTTCAATCAGGTGGATCAATTACAATTGCATCTGGTGCAACTATAACTAACAACGGAACGGCAGTAGGTTTAGGTAGAACGGGGACAGTAGACTGGGCAACAACTCCAGTAACTGCAACTTTTACAGCAGCTAATGGTGTAGGATATTTTATAAATTCAGGAAGTGCTATTACAGCAAACTTACCCGCAGGATCAGCTGGAGCTATTGTTTCTTTTTCTGATTATGCTAGAAATTTTGCAACTTACAATTTTACAGTAAGTCCAAATGGTTCAGAAAAAATTGGTGGAGTTGCAGCAGATTTACCTTTAAATGTTAATGGGCAAGCTTTAACTTTAGTATATGTAGACGCAACAAAAGGTTGGGTTAACATTCAAAATGCAGAAGATACAGAAACAGGAACTCCTCCCTTTGTAACAGCAACAGGAGGAACAATAACAATTTCTGGAAATTGCACAATTCATACTTTTACAGGGCCTGGAACTTTTACAGTAAATAATACTGCAATTTGTTCAGCAAATAATGAAATTTCTTATATAGTAGTAGCAGGTGGTGGCGGTGGTGGAGGACGACACGGTGGAGCAGGCGGAGCAGGAGGATTTAGAGAAGACAAATCTCCAGTAACTCCATATACTGCAAGTCCATTAGATGGAGCAGGTCCTATAACAGTTACAGCAACATCTTTTCCAATAACAGTAGGTGGGGGAGGAACAGCAGGAAATAGAAATCCTGGTTCTGCTGGTACAAATGGTGCAAATTCAGTTTTTTCAACAATAACATCAACCGGTGGTGGTAGAGGATATACTTATGCTACAGGTAATCCAGGTACAGGTGGTCAACCAGGTGGTTCAGGCGGTGGTGGTGGTCATACGCAATGTTCAGGTATTCCAGGAGGAGCAGGAAACACTCCACCTGTAAGTCCTTCTCAAGGAAATAATGGTGGTAATGGAACTGGTGGATCTTATGATTATTCAGGTGGTGGTGGTGGTGGAGCAACAGCAGCTGGCTTAAATGCTCCGTCTATAGGTGGTGGAGATGGTGGCGCAGGAGCAACAACAAGTATTAATGGAACACCAACAGCAAGAGCAGGTGGTGGTGGTGGTGGAGATTATGCTGACTCTCCAGGTGGTGCAGGCTCGGCAGGAGCAGGTGGTGGTGGAGCAGGTGGTGGTGGACCAAACGCTTCTCCAACAGCAGCAACAGCAGGAACAGCCAATACTGGTGGTGGCGGTGGTGGTTATGGTGGAACTAATCCAGGTAATCCAAGTCCTACTTGTACTGGTGGTAATGGTGGTTCAGGTGTAGTAATAATAAGATATAAATCGAGTTAAATATTATGAGTGAAATAAAAGTAAATAAAATTAGTCCACGAACAGCGTGTGGCACAACGACATTAGGGGACACAGGTGATACATTCACAATTCCCGCAGGTGTAACAATCACTAACAGCGGTACGGCGGCAGGTTTTGGTGCAACCGGTGCAGCTTCTTGGGATACAACAGTTAAAACAACAGGATTCACAGCAGTAAGTGGTGTAGGTTATTTTGTAAATACAACAGTTGGTATAATTACAGTAACACTACCAGCGTCACCAAGTGCTGGAGATGTGGTAGCAGTTTCAGATTATGCAGGCACAGCAGATACAAACAATATTACAATTGGCAGAAATGGTTCTAACATTAATGGAGCAGCGGCAGATTTAACTATTGAATATGAAAATTCAGCAGTAACTTTAGTATATGTAGATGGGACACAAGGTTGGAAAGCAACAGATACATCTAATTTAAGTGATATTGCATTACAACCTTCGTATATTACAGCAACAGGTGGAACAATAACTTGTTCTCCTTGTGGAGATTACAAAATTCATACATTTACAGGACCAGGAGCTTTATGTGTATCTGCTGCAGGTAATGCAGCAGGTTCAAATACAGTAGATTATTTAGTAGTAGCTGGAGGCGCAACTGGTGGAATAGGTTTTAATGCTTCTGGTGGTGGAGGTGGTGCAGGAGGTTTAAGATTTTCAGCATCAACTTTTACTGCCCCTTGTACTTCTGCTCCAAGAGCAGGATCAGCTTTATCTGTAACGGCATCTTCTTATCCAATTACAGTTGGAGGGGGTGGTACAGTTTCTGGACCTGGTAATCCAGATGGTGTTCAAGGTGGTCCTGGTTCAAATTCAATATTTTCAACAATAACATCAACTGGTGGAGGTGGTGGTGGAGGTTATCGTGCTCCAATTGCACCTGGACTTCCTGGTGGTTCTGGAGGTGGTGGAGGTGGAGACACTAGTCCTGCTATTAATGCAAGCGGAGGTGCAGGTAATACACCTCCGACAACTCCATCTCAAGGAAGTACGGGTGGTGGTGGTTTTTCTACTGGTCCTTGGTATCCTGCTGGAGGTGGTGGAGGTGCTGGAGCTGTTGGAACAACTAATCCTGCACCAGGTCACGGTGGACCAGGTGGAGTTGGATTACAAATTAATATAGACACTAATACGAATTATTGGGCAGGTGGCGGAGGCGGAGCTGGTTGGCAAGGAGCGAATGGTGGTAATGGTGGCCTTGGTGGAGGTGGTGGAGGAGCTACTTATTCAGCTACTGGTGGATCTGGTGGAGGCAGTGCTTTAAATTCAGGAGCAGCAGGTACTAACAGTTGGCCAAGTAATTCAGTAGGTGGAGCTGGTGGAGCTAATACTGGAGGTGGAGCAGGAGGTAGTAATTGTAGTCCTGCAGCTAAAGGAAACGGTGGTAGCGGAATCGTTATAATAAGATACAAATTCCAAAATTAATATGGATTTACAAACAACAACAAATAAGATATAAGGAGAAATATTATGGCACATTTTGCAAAACTAGGATCTAACAGTAAAGTCATTCAAGTACTTACTTTGAATAATGGCGATATGCTGAACGCTGACGGCGTTGAAGATGAATCTGTAGGTCAACAATATTTAGAAACTCACAACAACTGGCCAGCACAGATGTGGATTCAAACATCTTACAATACTTCTGGCGGAATTCACAGAGATGGTGGTACACCTTTTAGAGGAAATTATGCAGGCATTGGTTATACTTGGGACGAGGATGATAATATCTTCTGGCCTAAAAAACCTCATGCATCTTGGGTAAAACATAATGCATCAGCTTCTTGGAAATCACCAATCGGTGATGCTCCAGCATTAACAGCTGAACAAGAATCACAAAATACAGCTGATACTCATTCTTGGAGTTACGTCTGGAATGAAGCTAATACAACTTGGGACTTGACAGACAGCAAAGCATAAATTAAAAATGGTGGTGGTATGCAGAGACAAGTATTAACAGAACAGAGTTTATTCTACGGTGATATTGATATGCCGAAAGGTTTTGAGATAGACCAAGAAAAACTTACCAACGATATTTTACAATCAACTTTTAACGCTAAAGAATTTCCATTCTCAAGAACTTGGGATATGTTAAATACTTATATGAGAGATCATATTGGTCTTGAACACAACATTAATTTAGTTAACAAATCAACGTGGGGAAATATCTATAAACCTGCGGAAACAACAATTCCTTTATTAAATATTGATCCGGTGGATCTACGTAACTCTCCAGACTTTACTATGCTTTACGGCGTTAAAGTTAAAGATTGTTTTGTCAGAATACATTATGAAGATAACAGACGTAAAG